GACGTTGAAGATCGCTTAGATGACATTGAAGACATGCTAGACGAATTAAAAGCAGAATTTGATGCAATGATGGCAGGCGAAGAAGGCGACGAAGGCGACGACGAGATGGACATGGGCGGCGACGAAGAAGAAATGCCAATGGACATGGATTCAGAAGAAGGCGACGACGAAGCTGAAGAAGAATCATTTGCTTACGAAGCAGCTGATGAAGAAGTTGAAGAGTCAAAATCACCAAAGTCACAAGCAGAAATCATGCGTGAATACACAGACAAAGTGTCAGCAACAATGGGTGACAACGGCGCAAACACAAAATCAACAGTAGCTGGTAAAAACGATATGGGCGGAACAACAGCAAATATCGCAAAAGGCGGCGAAAGCAAAAGCGCAGGCACCCAAGGTGGTCTAGCTGCTCCAACTGCTAAAGAAGATAACGCTGGTAACGTAAACGTTCCTGGCGCTAAAGGTGCTACTAAGATGGCATCACAACCTGGCCACGGCGCTGAGAAAAAGGGCAAGCCAGAGAATGCTGCTGACAAAGGCAGTATGTTAAACGGCGCTCCAAAAAGAGCAAAGTAAGGACTGAAGAATGAAACTACTAAACGAACATTTGAGTTTCGATGCTGCTAGGATGGTTGTTGAGTCTGCTAATGAAGGCAAAGACCTCTATATGAAAGGTATTTGTATTCAAGGCGGAGTACGCAACGCAAATCAGCGTGTTTATCCCGTTAACGAGATTGGCAGGGCTGTCACCACACTCAACGAACAAATCAGTGGTGGCTACTCAGTGTTAGGTGAAGTAGATCATCCAGATGGACTAAACATTAACTTAGACCGTGTAAGCCATATGATTACAGAAATGTGGATGGATGGCCCAAATGGTTACGGAAAGTTAAAGATATTACCAACTCCTATGGGAACCCTAGTTAAAACAATGCTTGAAGCAGGTGTTAAATTAGGTGTCTCCTCTAGGGGCTCTGGAAATGTTAAGGAAGACGGAAGTGGCGAAGTTTCCGACTTTGAAATAATCACCGTGGACGTTGTGGCACAACCAAGCGCCCCTGGTGCATATCCTACTCCAATTTACGAGCACCTAATGAATGCTCGCGGCGGATATAAGGCATACGAATTAGCACAGGCAACTAAAGAAGACAAAAAGGCGCAAAAGTATTTAAAAGAATCGTTGATTAATATAATCAATCGACTCCAATAATAAGGAGAACAATATGTTGGATGCACTAAAGACACTATTTGAGAACGATGTTGTTTCAGAAGAAGTCCGTGCCTCTATTGAAGAAGCTTGGGATGCCAAGATCAAAGAAAATAAACAGCAGGTAACTGCTGAACTTCGTGAAGAGTTTGCTAAGAAGTATGAACACGACAAAGCAACTATGGTCGAAGCTATTGATCAAATGGTATCTGAGCGTCTTGCATCTGAAATGGATGAGTTTGTTGATGACCGCAAACAACTTGCCGAAGCAAAGGCAAAGTATGCAGTAGCAATGCGTGAAAATGCAAATCTACTACAAAAGTTTGTAACACAGCAACTAACTAAAGAAGTTTCAGAACTGCACGAAGATCAGAAAGCAATGGCAGACAAGTTTGCCAAGTTAGAAGAGTTCGTAGTTGAGGCCTTGGCTAAGGAAATAGCTGAGTTCCACGAAGACCATAAAGATCTTGCTGAAACTAAAGTGAGATTGATTCGTGAAGCAAAAACTAAGTTTGCTGAAGTTCAAAAAAGTTTTGTCAAGAAAAGTGCTGAGCTTGTATCGGAAACAGTTAGCAAGTCTCTTACTAAAGAGATGTCACAACTTAAAGAAGATATTGACGCAGCTCGTCAAAACGACTTTGGACGTAGATTATTCGAAGCATTTGCAAATGAATATTCTACAAGTTTACTAAACGAAAAGTCTGAAGTTTCTAAACTAATGAAAGTTCTTAAAGTTAAAGAACAACAACTAGAAGAAGCTAAAGCGCGATCAGCAGAAGCAAAGCGTATTATCGAAAGCAAAGATGCAGAGAAAAAACGCCTAGTAGAAGCAGCAGAGCGCAAAGACACAATCAATGAGCTTATTGCTCCTCTCAGCAAGGATCAAAAAGACATTATGACAGATTTACTGGAATCAGTACAAACAGCCAAACTACGTTCGGCGTTTGACAAGTACTTACCGGCAGTTATTGACGGCAATACTCCAGCGAAGCAGAAGGCACCATTAACAGAAGGCAAAGAAGTAACAGGCAACCGTGACGTGACTGTCACAGAACAAAAAGCAAAGGACGAAAACGTATTCGAGCTTCGTCGTTTAGCGGGTTTATAAAAATATAGGAGAAACCAAATGTCAGAACTATTAGAAAGTCGCTGGCAGGACACCAAAAGTGCTCTACTAGAAGGCCTACAGGGAACTAAAAAATCTGTTATGGCAACTACTCTAGAAAATACACGCAAGTATTTGTCAGAGAGTGCTACAGCTGGTGCTACTTCTGCCGGTAATGTCGCAACGCTTAACCGCGTTATCCTTCCAGTTATCAGACGTGTAATGCCAACCGTTATTGCTAACGAACTAGTTGGTGTTCAACCAATGACTGGACCAGTGGGTCAAATCCACACACTACGTGTACGCTACAGTGATGATTTCACTGGTGATGCAGGTGGTAATGCTACAGCAGGTGATGAGGCTCTAAGCCCATTCAAGATTGCTGAAGGTTACTCAGGTAACGTTGCTTCTAGCGATAAAGCAGCCTCAACTGCTGCACTAGAAGGTGTTGCTGGTAACAAGATGTCAATCCAAATCTTGAAGCAAACTGTCGAAGCAAAGACCAGAAAGCTATCAGCTCGCTGGACTTTTGAGGCAGCTCAAGATGCGCAATCACAGCATGGTATTGACGTTGAAGCAGAAGTAATGGCTGCTTTAGCACAAGAGATTACTGCTGAGATCGACCAAGAGATCATCCGTTCTCTAACTTCACTAGCAGGGTCAGCTGTTGAAACATATGACCAAGCAGGTGTAAGCGGTACTGCTACTTTCGTTGGTGACGAACATGCTGCATTAGCAGTTCAGATCAACAGAGTATCTAACTTGATCGCACAACGTACACGCAGAGGCGCAGGTAACTGGGCTGTTGTATCACCTACAGTACTAACACTACTACAAAGTGCTACAACTTCAGCATTTGCACGTACAACTGAAGGTACATTCGAAGCACCAACTAACACAAAACTAGTTGGTACATTGAACAACGCTATGAAGATTTATGTTAACACATATGCTACAAGCGATGACGTACTTGTTGGCTACAAAGGTTCAAGTGAATCAGATGCTGCTGCATTCTACTGCCCATACATTCCATTGATGAGCAGTGGTGTTGTACTAGACCCAGCAACATTCGAGCCAGTCGTGAGCTTCATGACACGCTACGGATATGTTGAGTTAAGCAACACAGCGT